AGTTTCAGCAAGTAAATTCTTTCCCTCCGATTTATACTCATAGTCGAAGGTAGGAGATTGTTCAAATGCTCCAACCACGGCAACCTTAAATAAGGTCTTGGGGGATTGCCCCTGGTTGTAACTTTTAATCCTCTCTCGCACACTAGAAACATTCTCCAATATAGTGCGCAATAAGTAACTACTAAAAGTTTGTTCTTTTGGTTCTTGACATAGAACGACATGCCATGAGGCGCACCAAGGTGCACCACAATCAAAATCACGGGGCCAATTCGCACCATCAACTCCCTGTTTGTGCAAAAGGCACAAACCTTTATAAACTTCGTCTTGGAAAAAGACCCCCATGAGCGCACTCACTAACTGTGGCAGAACACACATCGAGTTCCATGAGACGTGAGCGCAAGCTGCTTCAAGGGGGGCATCTTTCCCAAAATAGGATAGTGCAATGTGCCCCAAGAGTGGTACCGACCGAGCTAACGCAAGCTGCGTGCAAGTAAACCCTGGAAAGAAACTTTCATCCACGGCTTTCCGACCCACAAACAACAGGAATTCCAAACCGCCAACCACACAGGCTGACGCCTTCCAACCCCAACGCTTGCCCACATAGTACCGCACCACTTCCTCAATTACAGGAGAGATGATGGCTGTCATAAGACTGTTTCGCAGTCCAGTGCAACTTTCCTGATACATAGTCTGCGAAAAGGCACCGCATAGAACGCTTCCGGGCACTAGGCCTGCAAACAGGGGCACCTTTGCCAATGAAGAGACAAACATAGTGCTATCTCTCCTCCATTTGGCAACGTAATCATCCCAAGATGGAAAACCGCGCTCTGGCATCCACTCATCTAAATGAAGTTCAACCACGCAGTCTCTGAAAATTGGGTCCCAGTGGTCAAAGAATTCTCTTCCATGGAAGAACAATTCCCAATGTGCACTAAACAAACAATTAACACAATGGGCTTTGGGTGAGAGAACTTTCGACTTAACCCACACAGATAATTGCTTCTTGATAGTTTCTATCTCAATGGGACAAACGTGACAGCCCACCTCTGGTTCCCATCGCCACTTCCGCTTCAAAAATGAGACCTCTCCGATCGGAATATATGGGACACTCTCAGTCTTCTTGTCTGCCATTGTATACTTAACGCCAATTCCACTGAGAACTTCACTGATGGCTGTGTGATTAAACCAAGGAGCGCTCGCCGACACACCTGCTGAGTTGTCATCACCATACGTCATGAGAGCCACATTCTTCTTGAACGATCTAACCTCTTTAGCAGGGTTAAGATGAAAATATGCATATCTCATATACAGACTATTGACAATTCCATTCAAGATGACTGTCAACGGCCAGCCTGATGGATTCGTTCCAAGGAAACGTATGAGATCTCCAAAGAAGTCACAGACGGGAAAGTTCACGTCAGCGCAAATACCTGACAAGATTTTCAAATCATCTGCTGTGAATGCTCCTGAAGCAACGCAAATAATCAAAATTAAATTGAGTGCAGCACGCACCACCTGTGCAGCCATCTTCTTATCAAAGGCCGAATAATCCCCTGCTACTAGACGATCCGTACCAAATTGAGTCAGATAACGGTATATTTCCTCCCACTCTTGCGATTGCGCTGCTGTACCCGGTCCTGCCTCAAATAAAAATTTGTTGTTCTGAACTAGCCTAACGAAAGGGAGCAAAATTTTACGCACTAACAATGTGAAATCAACTGGTGCAGCCACAAACACACGCGTTTTCCCAACCTTAGCCTTCTCCTCAGACACCGGTTCATCTTTTAACTGGGCACAAAAAACTGGATGCGCACATCTCCCATCCAAATATGTCCTAACCAGATCATCAACTCGATCATATAGTTCAGGTTTCATGTCCCAAATTGTGTCGTATTTCAAATCCCGTTCTTCTATGGTGGGTGAGCGCTGGCTGAGAAGAAAGGTCTTTGGAAGTCGCCAAGGAAAACCGCAGCTAGTGCTCTTGTTGATGGGATCAATATAAGCCACACCTGGACAACCATTTATAGCTACCTCCCACGACAATGGTTCCATATTCCTCAATTCCACCTTGTCGATTTCCGAAAGAATCTCGTTGGCAAAACAGTAGACACATGAATCTAACACCTCCTGATCCAAACAACATTGGGCTGCCACACTATCCAATAAAG